CACCTGTCTTTGCATGTAACTCACAAAGTTCTTGCATCCCGACACAGAAAGCTTTTGGGATGTCTTCATATGTACAGGCTCCAAGATTGACGTGCTGTAGCAGACAGGTACCTCGGGAGGGCAAGTACACTTCAAGACAAACGTTTCCACGTATTCTCTTTGTTCCTTCATACTTAACTTTATTTAGCCAGACATCACCGGCTTTAATTGCTTGTAATAGTTTTGCTTTTGTATTGGTAGACATATCCTTCCACCATTCATCAGTGATGTTTACACATCGCTTCACCCATGGCAGTTGCTCACGTGGTGTAGTGATGAACTCATTGATGTCAGGATGCGATGCGTCAAGGTGGAGAACTATCGCACCGTTCTTGTATTTTCCTCCACGTCTGAGAGTTTCATTGAGGCTACTATAAATCCTTCCAAACGATACTGGACCTGAAGCAATAAGTCCGCTGCCATTGTCGCTTCCTCTCGGTCGTAGTCTTGAAAGGTGGATCGCGCATCCAGCGCCATTACGGAGTGCATGAGAGGCGAAACGCCATGAGTCTTCGATTCCATCAGGACCCTCCATTGAGTCTTCAACAACAAATACTGTGCAGGACACTGGCAAGCGTCCTTCGGGATCATCGATCCAAGATTGCACCCTTCCGGTGCGGGAGATAAGATTAGGCATTTACTAGATCTTTCAAATTAGGTGGTTGATATTCTGGTCCTTTTAAGACCTTGCCATCTGCTCGTCGAATAGGCTTACCATCCAGACCAAGCTTTGACATGTTTGATTTATGGACACGATCCAAAGCCTCCTCTAAATCCCATTCCATATTCTCTGCATATTGAAAGCAGACATACACAAGATCTGCTAGTTCTTTTAATTCATTTTCGTACGGCTCATTATTAACAGCTGATCTAAACTCTTCAAACTCTTCAGCGATCAAAGCCAGTTGCATAGTCTGGTTCTCCAATGAGTTCTGGATCCCATAAGCCAGCCGAAACTGCATTGCTTGATCGGATAGTGACTGACTGACACAGTGGCGTGTGTTGGAGTTCATTTTCAAGATAGTGGATAGCTTTTTTAAGGTCTTCCGCTTTCGTTGCAGGAGACTTGTGACCGGCTCTGCAAATATATTTAATAGCATTACCAAGATGATAGTTGAGGTCTTGGTCTCTAATGAAATCCCAAACCTCAATGTTGCCACGGGTGTAGTGACTGGGTGATTTGTTTACCATTGAGCCAATAAGTTTTTAACGTTGTTGCCTAAGACAAAACACTGACGTTGTAGTGCAAGTAGAATAGTAATAATATCTTCTCTACTTGCTTTCTCTAATCCGTCTTCCAGTTGTCTCATCTTAAACTCTTGCTCCATCGTCATGTCAGTCACCGGAAACGGTGGGACTGAAGAGGATCGGTTGTTTGTCATAGTCTTTAGAGGTAAGGATCTTTGCAAGACGTGCGTTTCGTAAAGCATCCTCTTCTGTCAGACCTTTTTGTTTGAATGCTTTGACAACACTATTCCAAGTGTATCCATTATCAGCAAAAAATTTTGCGCTAGTTTTTATGCCGTAGCCGGGTGCTCCTGAGTAACCATCAGTACTATCACCTGCAAGTGTTTGGATCAGGAACCATTCCCATCCTTCTTGCTCAGTAATAGTGAAGGTTTCAGTTAGATTGTACAACGTACCAGGTATCTGTTTCATATCCTTATCAGGAGATACAATAATGCAGTCATCATTCGATGTTGCATAAATACCCATGGCATCGTCTGCTTCTAAGGTAGGCATCCTGATTAATGGATAGTTGTCAGCAAGCTTGTTTATTACTCGCTTATAGCCACATGGCTTCTTCCTGTTACGATGACCCTTGTAGTCAGGATCAACCATTTTACGGAAGTTGATAGAGTCACTAAAGAATAGGATTAGTTCTCCATCAAAGTATTGGTTTTTAATTTTGTTCAATTCACGGATAGTATTGCCATAGGCTTCCTTGAATGAACTTCCAACTACAATTACATCATCACCATAATCAATGTCGTATTCTGCTGATGCACAGCATTTATATACGATGTAATCAGCATCTATTAGTAGTTTCATTTAGTGGTTTAATGGGTAGTACTCCAGTTATCTCCTTCGACTGCTTCTGCTTCGATTTTGATTCGTAAGTTGTAGTATTCTCCAGCCTTGATAGCGCTAAGTACCAAGGATGAACGTAAATCTTCGACATGTTTTGGTTCTACTTCAAATTGTAATTCGTCGTGTACAAAAGCTAACTGACTACAGCAAAGCTTTAGTTCTTTTATGTGGTCTTGGTTGATTACCATCCACCGTTTAGCGATCGTGGCGGCTCCGCTCTGCAAGCAGAAATTTAATGCCTTGTGAGGTGAATCAACCGCAATTTTTCTTCCATCGAGAGATCGTATGGAGCCTTGTTCCGCAACTTTCTTAATTGCTTCCAAGAGTTCACCGAGTCCTTCAATAGCTTCCACATATGCAGATCTAATCTCTTTACCTTTGCGTTTGGCAGCTGATGTTGATAGTTGTGGGTCATAAGAATGTCCTATTTTTTCATCACCCGCTCCATACAGCATTGCGTAGCTTACGGTTTTTACTTGTCGCCTTGAAATTCCAATTTTGTCGGCATTGACTTGGTGGATGTCATCTTCAAGTAATAACTTTGCGTATCTCCCTCCGTCATAACGAGCAAGGTAATGAGCGAGCATACGAAGCTCAATCCCAGACAAGTCAGCGCCGACCATAGTGAGACCTTCGCTTGGAATAAAGAGTCGTCGAAATCTTTCATCAGAATTTACTTGGGCGAGGTTTGGATTACGATGAGCACAACGATGGGTATTAGTAGATACACTGCAATGATGATGTAATCTGCCATTAGTCGTACATAGCTTCAGCCAAGCGTTCGCGCCTTGAGAGACTTGACCAAGCATTTTCGTTACCGTCAAACATCTCAGAAACATCATAGAAATCTCTGACCCTATCTCTTTCAGAATCACTTCGTCGATGATAGGTTTCCCAGTAGTTGTCAGCTGGGTTGGAATCCAGCCATAGTATGTTTGCAATATCCATGCAATGTGATCTCTTGAGGTTGGATTAAATTCTTTCAGTCGAGTAATGGGTGCACCCTTGACATATCCCTGTGTGCGGTTATCTCGTTTCGGAGTGAATTCTCCTCCTCTAACGTAAGGGTGTCGCCGTCGAAGTATCTCTTGAGTGTCTCGAAGTTCTTGTTCGAGAGTCGATGTAAGTTTCCATGCAGCAGGTTCATCAAATCGCCAGCCATGTATCTCCTGTTGAGTAAGTATTTCCTGAACTCGATGTTCTAACGAGATCCATTCAGGTATGGTGTAAAGTGTTTCCAAAGTTTGGTGGTGACGTGTACATCTTGTATGCAGTAATCTTCCATTTCTTGTGACCAGTCTTTCCAATCAGAACTGGCACCGAATGAACCTTTAAATTCACCTAATCTGTAACCGTAGGACTCTAAAGAATGTCTGCCGTATAACTTCAACGGCATATGCTTCCAATTATGTTTCTTGTCTACCTTGATCATATCCGGATGGTACAACCTAGATAAAAGTAAAGTATCAATAGTGATACCAGGAGACTTAAACCAACCGTAAAGTTTCCGAATAACAGGAAGATCGTAGCCAATAATGTTGTGCCCGATAACCAGATCAGCATCCTGGAGTCGTTGTATCCCACGTACAACAGGCTCCTGAGAACCCGTGTCGTTGTATGTGATAGTTTTCTCAGTATCGAGATCATGAATAGCTAGACAGTGAACAGTAGATACATCTCTTAGAAACCCATTAGTCTCTAAATCAAAAACAAGACTCACTTCCCTGTCCATACGTAGGTCTTATCAACGAACTGTGCTCGCTTGATAGCCTCCTCAGTAGGTGGTTTAGGTTTGTTTAATTCAGGCACAGCAATACGAAAAGCTAGACCTTCTTCTTCAAAGTGTTTGTTCATCTCTATGTACTCAGAAATCTGTTGATGGGTTAAATTCTTCTTCTGGTTCTGTTTCATTAAACTTACAAGTTTCTAACTCATACGCGAGTGTACAAGCTACGCCAGTTTCGCCTGAATAACGATTTTTAAGGACTCTAACTGTCGTAGAACTTCCATCTTTGTCGGACTGTTGATCTCTCTCCAATCCAATGACACTATCGCTGAGTTGAGCAATAGCAGCAGATCCTCGCAATTGACCGAGTGTGACTCGTGCTCCTTCTTCATGATTTTTGTCGCCTCCTGAGCGACGTAAGTGTGATACAAGGAACAGGGCAATTCCAGTACGTTCAACCAATGACCTTAGTTTTGTCATGGTTGCATCAATCATTCGTCGCTCATCTCCTTCGAGACCAGACAACAAAATGGATAGGTGATCAAGAAATATGACTCGGCAATCTAGACCCTGAGCAAGATACTCAATGCGACTATATATAACATCAGGATCGTAGGAGCCGAAGCCATCAAACAAATAGAGATTCCAATCAACCATCGTAGAATCGAACGCTTCCGTAAGTTCTTCATGTGTAGGTTCTCCTAGATGTAATGCTTTACCTACCGCAGAAGACATCAAGCCTAAAGCGGTTCTCCTATTGGACTCCTCCAGAGCCAAGTAACCAACTCGTTCTCCTCTTTTAAGTAGAGAAGTTGCAAGTTCACGACAGAAGCTGGACTTGCCAATACCAGATCCTGCAGTGATTGTAACAAGCTCTCCATACCTGATCCCGTGTGTAAGTCTCTGAAGACCGTCGAATGGATAGTCATGATCGTTAGGTGGATTAGGTGTAGTAATTTCGTTTAGAAGACTTTTGCCTTCTACAATTCCGTCAGGTCTGTAAAATGACCTGCTGTTAAACGCATCATCTATTGCAGCATAATCTCCTGCTTGTAATGCGTCTGAGAGGTCTTTATAAGCCTCTAGTTTTGCGATGGAAACCTTACCAGGTGGTAAGACACCAGCTGCTGCTTTAGACGCATCACAGCCTGGCTCGTCATTGTCAAACCAAAGGAGAATTTCTTCATAATTTTGAAGAAACTCGAAGTTCTTTTGTACTGATTTTCTTGCACTGGCTGCTCCATTAGGTAGTGATACAACATCCCATGTTGGTCGTATTTGACCATAGGTAGCTGCATCTAGTTCTCCTTCAGTAATTACAATTCTCTTTCCATGTCCACGACAGAGATGCTGACCGAAGAATCGTCCATCAGTCTCACCTTCATAAGAGAATACTTTATTTAGGGTGCGTGTTTTTGCACCAATAAGTCGTCCATCTTCATTGTGATAATGGAATCGTAAGGTATCACCATCTCGGTAAATCTTAAACCTTTCACAGGTTGCTTCACTAAGTCCGCGTTTATCTAAACGGGTGGCGACACCTCTGTAATGGGTGGTCATAACGCTTTTTTTAGTAACAACAGTATCGTTGCCGGGAGACCATTCCTGACAAACAAAGCAAAAAGTGTGCTCATCTGTATAGACAGCTAAGCCGTCAGATGAGCCACAACTAGGACATGCCTCATGTCTTATAAACTCAGAGGAACCATTCTCCTGGAATGTTACCGAAGCTGGCCCATAGTATTTCATTTTTCTCGCACCATCGTGCGTACGTAGTCTTAGATTTTTTACTAATGGTATTAAAGGGTGCTTGAAAGACCATCCTTAGATCGATCTCTGGATGCTGCTGTTTGACGGCTTTAATCTTCCGACGATCCTCAGCCTCCCAGTACCCTTTACACTCAAGATAGATGCCGTTAGGCAGAAGAAAATCAGGAGTGTAAATATGCTCAATCGTGTAGGGAATTTGTTTTGATTCATATTCATAGTCAATTCCCAAGTCAACCATCAGATCAGCGACTTTCTCTTCTAGTCCTGACCGAAAAGCCATTACCAGATACCAGGAATGAGCTGACCGGTAAGGGCGTATGCACCCAGTGCCGCGACCATACCAAGCATAGCCAAGCGTCCGTTAAGCTTTTCAGCCTTTTCATTGTGTGTTTCAGTTACGTCCATAATTTCCATTGGTGGTTCTTTTGCGAATAGGTTCAAGCGTCCTTGATCTTCAGAAGTCAGCGTCATCTGATTCCTCAGTAGAAGTTACATTAGGATCAGCTGCTTTATAGCCTTGTGTGTTGCCAAACAATGCAGCAACATCATCTGTACTCATGTCTCCTGTATCAACTCCTGCTTCAGAGTTGAGAGACACAATTTGCACACCCACAAGTTTAAGTGAAGTGCCATAAGTAGTGCCATCCTTGAGAATGTATGGCTTCTGATAGAACGCGACCTTGACCTTTGACCCAGAATATAGAGGTGTTGACTCGTCTGTAACTGGAGTTCCTTCAGTGTCAACAATAGGTGGCTTGTTGGTCTCATTCCAGGAGAACTTGACTTTGTATTGTCCATTAGCTACCTCCTCCCATGGCTCAGGTTTGCATACACTGCGCTTAGGGTTTTTCAATTTTGATTCACACCATTTAAGGGTTTCAATCCGATCATCTTCGAGTGTATCAATTACATCTTGACCAACAGTAGTGGCTAAGGAATAACCAAATTTACTCGGTTTCAGTACAGCTTGGAATCCTTCAAGAACTACAGGCTGTTCAGTTTTAATAATGTTGCGGGGCATCAGGTTTATACGTTAGTGGATTAGTTGACAGAAGCTTTAAAGAAGTTTATAGACTTAGATTTACCAGTAAGGATTTGAGTCCGTACTGAAGGATCTAATGCATTCAAGATCTTCATACCTTTCTGCAGTGTGATGCTTTCAAAGTATGTGTCGCCATTACTTGCTCCGTTTAGTGCAGCAAACTTCAATACTTTAATTAGTTCTTCAGAGTTGATGTCACGTTCCATACACCAGAACTCGATCTCTAATTCCTGACGCTTGATAAAGCTGACAGGTACATTGATAGCAGCACGGGTAAGTTGCTGAATACCAGCAAAAGGCTTTCTACCAAGGTAACAATCCTCAGGGAGAATGCCTGACTCAATCAACCCACGAACGTGGTGATGAATAGCTTTGTTAATGGTTGCGTTATCGTGTCCACGATACACAGCAGCATAGTCAAGAGACTTCAACGATTGTTCAAACGCCAAGTGTTCATCAAACTTGTGTGGCGTCAACTGTGAATGACTCCGTTCGATTTCGTTCAAGCCTTTCCAAGTTATCACACTTGGTACGTAAGTTGATGTAGATATGGTAGGCGGTACCACAGAGAGACTTGTACTCATCATCGGAGAAGTTACCGTGGTTTGAGTAGATGACGTCATTTAGTTTGGATAGTTCGGTGGATAAAAAGTTATATAGTTCCGACGTACGTTCAGGCTGGATGAATTCCTCAGGCTGTACGTAAGTGGATAAGTTGATCGGAGCCATCTCAGGCTCGGCTTGTAGTGGTGTGGAGTTTTCCACAGGTTTCGGATCAGTTGTGATCCGGGATCTATGCATGCCTCTCGGCTCTACTGCTGGTAATCTTCCTTCTTTTCGGAGATTCGAGTAGTGACGCTTTAAAGTTGGTAAGGATTTATCCCAACCGGCAGCTTTAAGGTCAGCATGAATTTCTACAGTGCTTATTCCTAAATCGTGATACATAATCAACCCTTTGTAGAGTGACTCAATACCATCTAGACCGGTGCACACGAGGCTGCACGCCTCCTGTCGGGAGGAGGACGTGATAGTTCCATTGAGCATTAACAGAAAAAATAAGTGGATTCAATCACGGATTCCGGTGAAAGGTCTCCAATAATCGGTGGTGTAGTCTCAGCGCCTATTTGTGTAGCCCAAGATTCCAAATAGGAATTCTCAGCGAATAGGTGCATATATACCTGACGTACGATGGATGAAAGAGAACCCATATCAGTAGCACGACATAAAACCGAGTCGTGTATGAGGGAAATCGGAGCGTCGAAGCGTAATGCAGATAGGTGTAGAAGGGATGCATCTAACGAATGGATTAGGTTGGGTGCTGTAGC